AGCCTATCCGCCGCACGGGCCGAGTTGAGAAAAAGAGAAGCTGAATATAACAAAATACTGAAATGAACAACAACACAGAACTAACCGTCGAACAGGAAACCATGGTCTTTGAGCTAGTGCAGCGCAAAGCAAAATTGCTCGCGTCATCAAGCCTCGTGCCGAAAGAATTCCAAGGCAACATGGCAAACTGCGCTATCGGACTCAACATCGCCCAACGCCTTGGAGCAGATCCATTTTGCGTCTTACAAAATATTGATATCATTCACGGGCGACCATCATTCCGAGCCACGTTCCTCATCGCCATGGTGAACGCTAGTGGCCGTTTCACACCACTCCAATTTGTAATGGGTGGCGAGGGCAAAACTCGCTCATGCGTTGCAACTGCTAAAACATCCAACGGCGAAACCGTCGAGGGGCCGCAAATCACTATGGCAATGGCAGAGGCTGAGGGCTGGTCTACCAAACCTGGCTCGAAATGGAAAACGATGCCGGAGCTTATGCTACGCTACCGTGCCGCTGCGTTTTTCGCTCGCATCTATGCGCCGGATATCACGCTGGGCATGCAAACGAGCGAGGAGTCAATGGATATCGAGCCGCGCCAAGCATCTGGCCGGGTTATTACGCCAGAGCCAGTGGCGATGATTGAGAATCCGTATGCGGAACCGGAAGTTGATCCGGTGGCTACGCTGGATGTTGAGTTGCCGCTAGAATAACAACCAAGGGGCCGCGCATCTCACACGCGGAAATTTTACATGGAATACGAAACAAAAGAGCAGGAGTGGAAAACCTTTGCCGCGCTTACTAAATTGCAACTTGCGGATCTACGCGATGCCATGGCTAACATGGGCAGCAGTTTGAATAAAGCGAAGGCGCAGGGGATCATTTCGGCTTACAAACAACTAATAGAAAATTGGCTATGATTACACACAACATTGAGCAACGCACACCGGAATGGTATGCAATCCGCAGAGGAGTTTTTACCGCATCAGGAGTGGGCGAATACGCGCTGGAACCTGTCAGGGTTACGCTAACCGTAGATGATATTAAAGGCGAGCTGGACACACTAAGTATCCCGCGAAAAGGCGTAACCAAGAAGGACGATCTAATCGCGCTATTGCCAGACCCAACAAAATACGAAGAGTTAACCAAGGGCGCTCTGACCGCGATTCTAGAGTCCATCTCCGACGAAAAGCCGAAGGATGCTTGGCAAATTGAAATGGAGGACAAGGCGGAAAAAGCTATGCTTTACAATATCCCAGTCCAGCGTGGCAATGCGCTAGAGGACGATGCTCGCAAGTATTACGAGCAACGCACGGGCTTCGAGGTTACGCAGGTGGGATTTATCACGCACGAGACAGGTGGTTTTGGATGCTCGCCGGATGGGTTGGTTTCGATTCACTCAATAACAGGCGATACAAATACACTGTGGTCCCACGGAATCGAGATCAAATGTCCGATGCCAAAAACACACATGCGCTATTTATTGGATGGCAAACTGCCGGATGACTACGAACTCCAGGTGCATATGTCGATGGCCGTCACCGGGCTTAACCGTTGGGACTTCCTGAGCTACTGCCCCGGCGAGGCGCAGCTATTGCTGACCATTGAGCGCGACGAATACACCGAGCAATTAGAGGCAGGGCTAAAACGCCTAGTTGCCGAAAAACGCAAAATCAAAGCAAAACTTGGCGCGCTTTGGACGGCTGAAAAAGAACGGGGGATCGCGTGACTACGATAGGTATTGACCCAGGCGCTAGCGGTGGCATCGCGTGGATCGCCAACGGCAAAGCGTGTGTTGAAAAAATGCCAGAAACATTGCAAGACCTATGGGAGCTAATCGACAACATCCGCCTCGCCTCCCAGATCGAGGTGGGCAGGTATTGCGATAATACGCACATCCGCGCATATCTCGAGCAGGTATCGTCCAGTCCTCAAATGGGTGTAAAATCCTCGTTTACCTTCGGCAATGGTTTCGGGCATCTCGAAATGGCCTTAACAGCCGCAGGTATCCCGTTTGAGCGTGTGCGTCCGCAGGTGTGGCAAAAATCGCTTGGGTGTATGACTGGAGGCGACAAAAACGTCTCAAAGCGCAAGGCCCAAGAGCTTTTCCCTCATATCAAATGCACTCACGCAACCTCGGATGCCCTACTCATTGCTGAGTTTGGACGCCGGAAAAACAATTAGAAAATAACGCAACTTTTGTGTTGCACAAACGCAACACGCAAGGCAAGGTCTGCGCATGTCCAACACCGCTACCGACAATTCCATCATTATTGCGCAATCAAAAGATTGCCCGTCTTCCACGATCTTTGAAATCGTGAAAGAGACTGAAAAAGCGATTCAAATCAAGAATTGCGATATTGAACCCAAGCACGCTTTTCCAGTGTGGATTCCAAAATCACAAATTGGAACCGATACAATTAGCGTTCCGAAATGCGGCGACATGCCAGCCGTTACCGTTAAGCGGATGTATTTTAAGCCAGCGGTTTTTCGAATGATGGATAAGCCTTGGAAGCGCGTTGCCGTTGGTTTCTCCTGCTACTAACCACTCACCGGAGGTCCGATCCCTCCGAAATAAAAACAACATGACCAAAAAACAAAGAATCATCCGCGACATTGCGGACATTGAACGCGCATTCGAACGCCTCACCGAAGCTGGGGAACTCGTCCAAAAAGCCGGTATCCTAGACTTTGAGGGCGAGTTCATGGACTCCAACAAATGTTTGATATGGGATCTGATTAACGTAATCGACCCGTCCGAGACATTGGCGGATTACCTGAGATACCGCAAGACCACGCCGGACCAGGTGGCTGATGCAATCCTCAAATGGAGGGCTGAAAATGACACCTGAAGCACAACGAATTGCGATTGCTGAGGCGTGTAACTGGTCGCTCGATCACATCAACCGATACGCCATGTATTACGTTCCGAGCATGGATTGCCACGTTGGCGACCCGCTCAACGACCTCAACGCCTGCCGTGAGTCTGAGGTAGTCTTGGCTCAGATGCCGGACATCCACGTAGCAGGCGTGGGCGTATGTAGCGCCATTGAGATCTACGAGGATAATTTACTGGAAATATGCGACCATCCAATCCGTGCCACCGCCGCTCAACGATGCGAAGCATTCCTCCGCACAATCGGAAAGTGGAAAAATGACTGACAAACAAATCCTAGACAACGCACACCGCCGCCGTGTGCAGAAAGAGCTGCAAGCGCTATCAGATTGGTGCCTGAGCCGGGTATCCGGCAAGCACAACACGGAAACCACGCTGTCTATATTGGACCGGAAAATCGGCACCATTAGAGGCAAGGTGAGAAAATCAGGTTTTGACGCGATAAACTCACACTACCTAAAAAAATGACGCCTGAACAACTAACCGCAGACCTAGCCGCATCACGCGCCATGGTAATCGCCCTGCAAATTAAACTAACCGAGGCGCTCGAAATGATCGCTGAATTATCGAAAAGATGAACTACGACGAATTTATTCAAGGTAAGACGCACCTTTCCGGAAATTTCGGATTTGATCCGATATTCATGCCTGAAATCCTATTTGGATTTCAGAAGCATTTGACCACATGGGCGCTCAAGAAAGGGCGAGGAGCTATGTTTGCAGACTGCGGGCTAGGCAAGAGCTTCATGCAGCTCACATGGGCTGAAAACGTGGTCCGAAAAGAGAACAAGCCCGTCCTTGTTCTGACTCCGCTTGCAGTTGGATCGCAGACCGTTATTGAGGCTGAGAAACTAGGGGTGGAGGCAACCCGATCACGCGACGGCAATGTTTCCGCATCACCAAAAATCATCATCGCCAACTATGAGAAACTACACCTATTCAACTGCAATGATTTTGCCGGAGTGGTCTGCGATGAATCCAGTATCCTCAAAAACCATGACGGCGCAACCAAGGCTGTCGTTACTGAGTTTATGCGGAAAATGAAATATAGACTACTATGCACCGCAACCGCCGCTCCTAATGATTTTATCGAGCTTGGAACATCTAGCGAAGCTCTCGGGGATTTGGGGTATATGGACATGCTTGGAAGATTTTTCAAGAATGCACAAAACTCCCTTCATCCATCTATCAACCGAACCAAGGGCGGACTAGCATTTCACCAAAACAACGAGTCCGCAAAATGGCGTTTCCGTGGTCACTCAGAGCAAGATTTTTGGCGGTGGGTTTGTTCATGGGCGCGAGCCGTCCGCAGACCTTCCGACCTTGGATTCTCAGACGATGATTTCAAATTGCCGGATTTACTAACTCATCAGCACGTTGTAAAAGCCCGCACAGCAAACCCTGATTTCCTGTTCGATATGCCTGCGGTTGGACTAGATGAGCAACGCAAGGAAAGGTCAAGGACATGTCAGGAGCGATGCGAAATGGCCGCAGAAATTGCCAACGGATTGCGCGAGCCTGTTGTCATGTGGTGTCACCTCAACCGCGAGGGCGATTTGCTGGAAAAACTAACTCCAGACGCAATCCAGATTTCAGGCGACGATACCGACGAGCGCAAGGAGGAGGTTTTTAGTGGGTTTTCATCCGGTCAAATCCGAGTGATTATCACTAAGCCAAAAATCGCCTCAATGGGAATGAACTGGCAACATTGCGCGAGACAAGTGATGTTTCCGTCTCATTCGTTTGAGCAGTATTATCAAGCCATCCGCCGTTCGTGGCGTTTTGGTCAAAAGCGCAACGTGACCGTCGATGTCATTACATCCGAGGGCGAGGCGAACGTCCTTAATAACCTTCAGCGCAAGGCCGAAGCCGCTGAAAAAATGTTCGCCAATCTCGTATCATTAATGAATGACGAGCTAAAAATTGAATCAGAGAATCTCCATACAAAACAAACAACACTACCAAAATGGCTATGAAAAAGCAAATGCACGTTAGGCACATAAAAACGCGGAGATGGAAAGTTGTGGAACCTCCATTTGTATTCGATGGATGTCCCGTGGAGGATTTGTCAATAATTACCGAGGATGAGAAATCTGAGGTAGTCGGATGCTCTGAGTGGATGCGATCTAGTAGAGAGATTTTCGATCACATCGTAAGCCTTCATAATTCTTCCATTAAATAACCTAAACCAAAAACAACATTATCATCATGGCTACCATTAACCAAGTAATCACAGACCGCTACGCTCTATATAATGGAGATTGTTGCGAGGTTCTACCTACAATTCCAGACAACTCCGTTGGATTGTCCGTATATTCACCGCCGTTTTGCGGGCTATACAATTATAGCTCAAGCGAGCGAGATATGAGCAACTGCCGAAACTATGACGAATTTTTCAATCACTACCGTTTCCTTGTTAGCGAGATTCACCGGGTGACGCAACCGGGGCGATGGACCGCCGTGCATTGCATGGATGTTCCGTCGAGCGTAAACGCCGGAAGTGGATTAACGGATTTTCCCGGTGACATCATCCGTTTGCATCAAGAGCTTGGGTTCATTTATCAAATCCGCCGAGCCATTTGGAAAGAGCCTTTAGGCGTCCGATTGCGGACAATGGCCAAGGGGTTAGCTCACAAGCAAATCGTCGATGATTCGACTCTGACCGATTGCGCGGGCGCGGATTTTATGCTGTTTTTCCGCAAAAAGGGAACTAATGAGAACCCAGTGGCTCACCCTACCGGATTGCACGAATACGCAGGGGCGAAAGTTATGCCAGCGGAAATTCAATCCTACAAAGGATGGACCGGGAAGCAGACTGAGAACCGTTATTCTCATTGGATTTGGAGAAATTACGCCTCGTGCATGTGGGATGATATCCGCATTGATAACGTGTTGCCATACGAGGAGGCGAGAGACGCCGACGATGAGAAGCACTGTCACCCATTACAGCTAGACGTTATTGAGCGCACCGTGGTCCTCGGGAGCAATCCTGACGACGTTGTTCTTACTCCGTTTTTAGGAGTGGGTAGTGAGGCTTACGGGGCGGTAAAACTTGGACGCCGGGCAATCGGTATCGAGTTAAAAACCACCTATTTCAATCAGGCAGTTAAAAACCTAGAGCTTGCTGGAAAAGAACTCAAAGAGGGGGAGTTGGCGCTGTAACCAAAATTTGAGCGGGCTGGCTTAACCGCTAGCCCGCTCTCTAACTCACCAAAACCATGAAACCATACTACTACATCTTCCGCGTTGGTGGCGGTCACCCGCGAATCAAACACCCGACTCTGGAATCCGCGCACACCGAGGCG